AGTACGTGGGCACCCCCGCCAGAATCTCGCCCATTTCGATACGGACTTGCGCGTTGCGCGCCCGGACCGCCGCCGCGTAGATGCCTCCCACAGGAGAGAACTGCCCATCCTCGCTGTGCAGCGTGATGCGCGCCGAGTTGCCGGACCGCAGGGGCCGCGCCAACTCCACGCTCGCGACGTGATCTGTAACCTCAAGCGGGTCGGCGAAGGCGCCCCCGTGATTGGCCAGCCACACCCGCGCGCAGGGCCGACTGACCGGCTCGCCCAAGGCCGTGGTGTATGCCGCGCCTAAAGCCCTCATGTCCCCAGCTCGTCGATGATATTCAGAGTCAACCGCACTTCCTCCGCGACGCCGAAACTCGCGGGGGCCACGGTGATAGCACCTCCGCGGGTCGACGGCACGACCATCTGCCGGGCGGTGACGTCCGCGATGATGGCGCTGTAGAGTTGCCCGTCGCCCAGGTCCACCTGGTAGACTACGCCGCCGCCCTGCGCCCCGCAGAGCCCCCGCAGGATGCAGAATTGACCGCCCTGCCAGGCGGTAGCGGATAGTTCCCCAACGACCGGGCCCCACGCCCCAGCCGTATACTTTGCGTAGCCCGCGCCTGCTGCCGGCGTGCCGCCCCACTGAATCTGCCCCGCCCCGGTCATGCCAGCGCCGGAAAGCACGAGCCAAGCGACAGCGGGATCGCACGGGTAGGCCGCGTCTGCATAGACCTCGTGCGCCTCCCACGCTATCCCAATGTCGGCGGTGTCGATATGCCCGATAATGCCGAGCCGCGTCGTCGGCACGCCCCCGGTGTCTTCCCAGACCTCGACAGTGAGGTAGCCCAGAACCGGGGCGACCGACTGAAGCCACAGGCGTGCGGCAGAGATGGCGTTGAAGTCCGTGACCGGAATGCGGTAGGCGAGGCTTTCGCCTTCGGCCAAGTTGTCGCACATCACGTTGATGTCGCCGTAGCTCCGGACGATTGTCAGGGCGGGGCCACTCGGCAGGGCGTCCCATTCCAGGACCAGTTCGTTATCGCCAGGATGTCCCGCCAGGGAATGGGCGATGACGCCCGTCAATGTGCCCTCGACGGCCAGCCTGGGCGCGCGCACAACGGGCCGCCATCCCGGCCGCGGTCCATGATGCCAATTATCGTAGTTGCCGATCCTCATGCCATTCTCCGCGCGTACCAAGAGATTTCGTCGCCGAGAGAATCCGTCAGGCGCTGCGAGAGACGGCGGAGGCCTCTGTCGTCGAGATTGTCCACCGAGACAGTGACGTAGACGGGGCCGACACTGCCTCCCAGCGCCGCCGCCGAACCCGTCAACGGGATAACCGCCTCCGGGCCCCTCTCCCCAATCATCGCAACCGTCGGGCGAGTCACAATGCCGCCATGCTGGAGGCCCATCACAACGCCAAGGATCGTCCCCAAGAGTCCATTACCGCCGCCGCCCTCTGCTCCATCACCTCCACCGCCTACCGCCGCCGCCATTTTCCTTGCCGCGGCCATCATGCCCACCGAAGCGCCCTCCATCAAGGCGCCTGCTGCAACATTCGTGACGGCGGCCGCCTCCGCGAGGGTTGCCGCCCCCACATTTGTCGCTGCCGTGGTCGCGTTGCTCACGGCGGTTTTGAGTTGTACTCCCGTGGCCGCTACAGCCTGCAGGGAAGCCCCCACCCATTGACCCAACGGGCCCGGAAGCGCCGTGGCCGCGGCCGTCCAGGCATTCATTGCTCCCGTAAGTTGAGTCGTCACCTGCTGGCCCCCGACGGCCTCCGCGGCCGGAGCTTGGGCGCCCTGCCCTAGTTGGGCAAGCAAGCCTTCTGCCACGCGCCGGGCCATTATGTTGGCGATATGCTGTTCGACCATTTCCAGTACACTGAGCAGGAAGTCCCGCCATTCTGCCGTTCCCTGCATCACCCCGACCAAGAAGGCGGATATCCCCGACCGTATCTGGTCTATGTAAGAGAGCATGAAGCCGCGGAGAGAGGCGCTCTCCGCTTCGAGTTGCGCTCGCATCTCAGTCAACTGTCTCTGGATTTCGGGCAATGCAACGCCTGCGATTCGGCTCCAGTCGCCCAGCAACCGGGCCACCAATGCCGTCTGCTGTTCGAGACTCATCAGTTGCCACAGGCCGCCTTCCCGGAGTTTGTCTATCTCGGCCTGTACCGCGGCAAAGCCGGTTGCTCGAATTTCATTGCGGTACTCGATCTGCTTGGTAACATCATTCTCGGCAAGGAGCGAGGCTTGAAGCAACCGTATCTTCTCGGCATAACCAGCCCGTTCGGTGGCGATCCTTTCTTCAATGACCGCAAGCTCCTGGCGCAACAGAAGGCCTGCTCGTTCCCGGATCAAGTCATTCTTGCGGATTTCGGCCGCCACAATCTCCTGCTGGGAACGGCTCTCTCTGGCAGCATTAGTGATAATGGTTTGTTGGTCGGCAATGCGCTGGTCGTAGAGCGCAAGCATCTCCGCGCCCGTCAACCGTAATGAGGCCGTATATTCTCGCTGGAGCGCCAGGGCCGCATCGTTCAGCCGATTCAGTTCCGCCTGCGTTGCTATTGTCCGTTGCTCGATAATCCATTGCTGGCCCAGCGTAAGTCCCCATTGTTCCGCGTTGGCGAGTCTCTCTCGGTCCCCCTTGAGTTCCGTTTCCAAGGCGGCGCGCATTAGGGCATCCGTCGTCGCCCTGGCTTTATTGAGGGCCGCCGTAGCAGCCAAGAAGGCCTCGTCACCCTCTTTGATCTCTCGCTGGATAGCCAGCAGTCTGGTGGCGGCCGCAATCCTCTCGGTCTGGTTCAGGCTCGCCGAGACCATCTGTTCCCGGTAAGCCTGCGCCATGCTCTCCAAAGAGGCCCTCTCTGCGGCCCACGAGAGGGCCGATGCCTGTCGATATTCAAGATCGCGCTCGGCAAACTCGAATTGTTCCTTGCTCATATCCCGCCGAAGCGCCATCTCCTCCATAAGTAACTTGTTCCGGGCGACCTGGGTGAGGGCAGCGCCCTCTTGTTCCTTGCCGTAGCGATGGAGAAGGTCTGCCAGTTCTGTCTCGTATTGCACCCGCTCCCTATCCGTCAGCGCCATCTCGATCTTCGTCTCAAGCGTGAGGCGTGCAATTTGCAAGGCATCCTGTGCGGCCTTGGCCGCCTTCCCGTCCGGCGGTGTTGGTGCAGCCCCAGGCGACGGCGTAACCTTCGCTGGCCTCAGCATCTCGATCCGCGCCAGGGATTCATATTTGAGCGCCAAGGCATCCAACGTCTTGGCCTCTTCCGCCAACCCCTTCTGTCGCATTTGGGCAGCAGCGTCCCGGGCGCTTATTGCCATCTCAATAAAGTGCTGTGCTTCCTTGTCCGCCGCAATCCCCTTCGCTTGGGCAGCTACGCCCATCTGGGAGGCCTCCCAATATTGTAACCATGCGTTTGCGGCCCCTACGATGGCAATGCCCAGAGCAACCATACCCGCGATCAATCCGGCCGGGGTAAGGAGCGCGACCTTGAGGGCCGTTAGTCCCGCAAGGATGCGGGGCAATATGGCAAGGAATGTACCCAGGATAGTTACAGCAAGAGCCGTCTTCGTCCCCAACAACGTCAAGGAGGCAGTCGTTTGTTTGTGGGCGGCCGTCCAGTCCTTCATCCGGTCCGTCGCGGCCGTAACATTCTCGGTCAACTCTTTCACGACTGGCAGCAAACCCTCGCCGATGGCGACCTTCAACTGGAAGAAGGAGTCGCTGAGGTTTGATAGGCGGCCCTCTATCGTCTTGCTCACCTCATCCATCGTGCCGCCGAACTTTTCAATGAGCTTGAGGGCGGCCGGGAAAAGCTCTGCCCGGGTAATTACCTCACCGCTTTCCCGGAACTGAACGCCAAGCTCCCTCAACTTATCGCGGGTGACGCCGATCAGGGCCAACTCCGCCATGTCGAACATACCCGCCTTGAGCTTGACGAAGTTCCGTATCACCTGAGAGATGGGTACGTTCATCGCGGCCGCAGTATCGCCGAATAACGTCAGCGTCTCCGAGACGGTGCCTATCTGGAGGCCGAACGCCTGCAAGAGCAGATCGGCCTCGATAATGCCGGGCAGGTCAAACGGCGTCTTGGCGGCAAAGTCGATCAGTTCCTTGAGGCGTGCCTTGGCCGCTTCGGTTGATCCAGTGAGGACGCGGAACTGCGCCTCGTAGCGTTCCATCTGGCCTGCGGCCTTAACGAAGGACCGGGCCATTAACAAAACCCCGGTGCCAGCAGCAGCCATTGCAATGCCGAGGCCGCTTATCTGGGCCTGATGGTCCTTGACGAACTTGCCCATCTGGCCCATACTGCGTTGCGTCTGCTGCTCGACGGCCTTCAGCGCCTTGACGGCCTTGTCATAGCGCAGTTCAATTGTGCCGACTACTGCGCCGGCATCGAAGGGCATCTCAGTTCGCTACCTTTTTCACTGGCGGGTTCATGGGGTGCTGCATACGGTCAATCGCCACCCAACCCCGCAACTTGTCCCAATCGCCACTGCTGCTCGCATCGTCCGCCTTCGACTTGTCGGTTTGTGACTCAAGCGCAGCCACCGCCTTCTTCCTGGCAGCCTCGTCCAGATACGGAAACGAAGCCGCGTTGATGGCCATAACATGCTCTCTCGTCCGCAGGCGATGGCCCGCGGCGAGCAAGGTTTGGAACAACCGGAATGGCATCCGCAGAACGTCGCCATCCCGGCCGGTCCCTATGCGGGTGGGGTCTCCTCCGACGTAGCGGAGGAAGGAGGCGATGGCGTCGGGCCACTCGATAGGCTCGCCGCCTTCTCCGCCTCCGCCACGACTTCCGGGAAGAAATGCCTGGTGATGGCCTCGGCCAGACTCGTCGCCTGTCGGGCGTTCAGTTTCCTGAACACCTCCCTCGGCATGCCCGCGTCCTCCATGACGGTCTCGATCAATTCCCACTGGTCCGAACCCACGCCCGATTGCCGGGCGCGGTCCACTTTCATCATGGTCTCGACGGTCACATCGACCAGGTAGTCCTCCCCGGAGTACCTTATCGTCAGCGGTTCGCTTGCCAGTGCGTCTAGGTCATGTACGCTCACCGTTTGCGTCTCCTATCTGCGATCAATCACACGCACAGAGGAAAGCTTCCGATCCCATGAACATCAGGCGCGGACAATCCTGCGAGACCGGGAAGACCTCGAAGATCACATGCAGGACCTTCTGGTTCTCATAGTCGTGGTTGATCTCCGCGTCCACTCGCGGGTAGGCGAGCGGGAAGACGAACCATGTCTCCGGGTTCGGGTCCGGGGAACCATTCCAAAACGGCTGGACTATCAGCCGCTGGGCTTGGTCGCGGTGGCTCGTGCCGAGTCCCACGAGGATCTCCAGGGACTGGTCGTCAGGTGCCGCAGTCGGCGTCGTCACGGTGTCGCAGAGGAAGGCCTCTGTCGGCATCGCGTTCATGAGCAGTTTCCAGCTCAAGTTCGCGAAGCTCGCCTCGACCTCAATCGTCTTGCCGACGGTCATCGCGTCCCACCTATTGATGCCAGTCTGGTGGAAGTGGATGTCCGCGGTTTCCTCGCGAATCCGCACTACAACCGGCGTGTCCCATGTCTTTCCGAATTCCGTCTCCGCGCCGGCGGGTCCGTAGAGAATCCGTGCGGGGCCCAGCAGCGCAAAAGCAGTCGCGTCAGCCATGCTGTTTCACCTCCTTTCGGTTACGGAATCCATCCCGGCCAGAGAGAAAGCCCCACGTCTCCCTCGATCGAGGACGTGGAGCTTTGTCTCTCTCCGTTCGGGCACCCGTCGGCGCCCTAGACCGGGCACTTATGAAGTTGTGACGTCTCGTCTACAGCAACATCAACTGATCCGTCTTCGCCTTCACGTCTATGTCGAAACTGATCTCGAAGCGGTAGCGGTCGTCGCCGCCCAGATAGTAGGGTGCCGACCGCGCCGCAATGACTTCTGCATACCACTCCGGGGTATACGTCCCATCGCCCAGGATGGCGCCGGGCACGTCGCCGATCACCTGCCATATCATATCGGCAAGGCGGTAGGCCGCCCAGTAATCGCTGCCCGTCGGCCCCACGCTCAGAATCTGGAAGCCGTAAAAGCCGACGTTGTGTCGCAACCTCGGTTGCATCGGGTCGCCCGGGCGTTCGAGGATGACGGCATGCGCGCCCTCCTGCAGGACGGGCATATAGGCGCAATGCCATTCCTCGCCCGGCAGCAGGCCGGTCCGGGCCTTCACCCAATCGAACACTTCTCGAATGAGGAACATGCTAATGCATCCCCAGACTGCGGGAGACGGACTGCGCCCATGACATGATGTACTCACGCCTGTGGCGGAGAATCTTGCTGGAGAGGAAGTAGCTACCAGAGCCAGGCGTAGTCCAATGCACGCCATACCAGGGCAGTTGGTGGACGCGTGCCGCGTAGGTCGTATTGAAGCCCACCATCAGCTTGCACTGACGCCAGTGCGCCCCACCAAAGACCTCATAGGTGCCCGATGCGAAAAGCGTGCCCGTCTTCTTGGGCACTGTCGGGGATTCCCTTTTGGCATCCTCTAGCACCGCCAGGCCGGTAGCCGCCGCGCACCGCGTCACCGCGTCTGGGTACGAAGCGGCGAGCTTGTCCAGCTTGGCCTCCATCTTATCCCAGCCTTCCCAGCGTATGGCTTCAGCCATCAGCGCACCCAGATATCCCAGTGTCGCCCGCGGTCATGCGTCCAGCCTTCCTGCCGGTCCCGGCGGGCTATCGCGAACGTACGGCCCTCGAAGATGATCCTGTCCTGCGGCCCGATATCCAACTCCACATCCGCCCCCGTGTCAGGGTCCGGGTAAGTCGGCGGGATGAAAATGCGGGCCGCACAAACGACCTCCTCACCCCTGTCGTTTATGATCCTGTCATTGTCGAACTCGACGCGTGCGTTCAGTTGCAGCGTTACCGGCGTGACCTCCTGTATCGGCTCGTTGTAGTAGTCCAGTCCAGTGCCCTCGTCACCGGAGGGCCCGCGCAGAAGCTGAATGACGTGGATGCAGTAGCGCAGGACGAGGCGGAAGGGCATATCAGGCCACCCCCAAACTGGTGACGCGGACGCGTCGCCCCAAGCGGCCCTGGAGAGCGGCGATGTCGGGGACAACCTCGGCGGAGCTTGACATCTCGCGCATTGGTTCGAGCATGCCCCGCTCTTCCATCAACTCTCTGTTGACGCCGATGAGTGAATGCCCACAGTCCGGGTGAAGCGGCGTCTTATGCTGGGGTTGTAATATCGGAAAGCCTGGCGTCCTGCCCGTGATGGAGAATGTCTTGCCTTGCAGGCCCAGGCACATCGGGCAAGCGCCGCTGTGGACACTCATCTGCACCAGGTCTTGTCCCGCCGAGAGGGTTCGGGCGATGGACCCTTCGGTTGCGGCCTGCCGAGTCGCCGTGCGCGCCACCATCTCGCCGTAGTGTTTCATCGTATAGTGGCGCAACTTGCCGTCCTTGCACATGATGGCGATCATCTCACCGCGTGCCGTGCGTTCGAGTTCCAGCCGCAGAGCATCCGGTACGTAGCCCTTGAGCCTCGCCGAAGCGCCATCCATCAGCGTTTGCTTGATACGTCGCCCCAATTCATCGGGCCCCAACCCCTCGACGATGCCCTCGGCGATCAGTCGGGCGATCTGCTGCTCGCGCACCAACACCTGCTGCGTGTCTATCCAAACGCTTCGGGCAAACGGCGCGATGCTCTGCAAGGCCTGCGAGGTGTCCGCCATCACGCGGGCTATCGCCGCCTGCGCGCCCAGCCTATCGATCAGGCTCATCGCTGGCAGCACCGGCAACCGCATAGCCCCATTCGACAACAGCATCCCGTGTCGGTACGCCCGCGGCAAGTGCAGATTGCACCAGCCCTCCTGGTGCTGTTCGAGGGCGCGGATGATGGAGTCGATTTGCTGCAGAAGCAACTGGGTGCGGCGATATTCGAATGGGGTGGTAGCCGCCCGCGCGAGAACGGCCTCCAAGCGCGCCTCTGCCTGCTCGTAGAAGCGCACGAGCGACGGCACCATTTCCTCGAACATCGAGACGTCTATGGGCATCTCACCATCCGGCGTCCGGGTTGTCGTGCATACCGCGGCGAAAAGCAGCCTGCGTCCGGTCGGTGTCTGCGCGCCGTCCTGCCTTGTCCGCCACGCTTACCCCCCCGAAATAGACGCCCGTCATGGCGGCCTGTGCTTGCGCGATCAACTCAAGCGCCTTGTCGTTCATGTCCTTGACGGCGCCGCGCCAATCTTCGGAGAAGCGACCGATCTGGAAGTTCGGATTGGAGGCGATGCTGATGGCCCACGTCTGCAGCAGGTGTCCGGCGGCCAGCACGCGGTTCCCGCCATCGTCGCTTAGTGTCGAGGCGATCTCCTCGTCCTGGAAGTGGAAAGCGTCGCCGCAATAGATGGGGCCCGTGTCCTGGATCTTGAATCGAATCCAGGCGACGTCGCTCACCGCAGGGTTGCCCGCGTAGGTGGTAGTCACGCCGCGACGAGCTCCTCGGCAGGCATAGGCGCATGCGCCCGCTTTGCGGCCGCGATGCGCTTCCCGATGTCTTCGATCAGTTCGGCCTGCGCGGTGTGGTCGGCGGTGCCCTCTTCCAGAGTCGCCAGTAGATCATTCGCGGCAAGCCGTTCCTGTCCGAACTGCGCCTGGGTAAAGTGTGCATGGGTTGCGCTAGAAAACCTCCGGCCGCATTTGCAGGTTACGACCTCGTCGATGTCGCTATCGGCTATCGGGGCGACGTAGTTTGCGAGGATGAGAGGGTCCCCTGCTGGCACCTTGACTACCTCGCCGCGCAGTACCTGAACGAAGTCTTCCGGGCTATTCAGGCCCTTGGGGTCGGTGGTGTGCTCACGGCTTACTATGCAAAGTGGCATCTCGTCTCCAATCTATCGTATTGGGGTGGGGCCCGCCCGATTGGCGCGACGGGCCCCCGCGATTCCTATTCGGTTATCTTCACCGTTCGTCGCTTACAGGCAGATCGGCACGTCCAGGACGACCCGGTTTACGAGGCCTGCGCCAGCGACGGCGTTCGGGAAGTAGACGCCGAGATCGCTCTCAACGATGCGGACATCGAAGTGAATGTTGCCCACGACGATGTCCTTCTTGGAGTCCTCTTCGCCTCGGTACATCTCGATCTGCACGTTCGTACCGGTGTGGTTCGCGCCGGTGTACGAGAACGTGTAGCCGGCGGAGGGGTTCGAGGTCGATGGCGACGGCGCCGTGTAGCACAGCAAGGCGTCGTTCGGTACGCACCATTGACCATCCCATTGACCCTCCATCGGCCCGACGTCATGCACCGCCTGGGAGACGAGTAGGCGCTCGATGTCGAGCGCGTCCGCGACCTGCTGCACGGAGAGGTTGGGCTCCGCGGAGCTGAGGTTCCGGTAGATCGCGATGATCTGCGGGTTCACGCGCAGGTAGTAGAACGTCTGCTTGTTTATCACCAGCGTGTTGGGTTGGAAGCCGGTGCCGAGCGCCATTCTCAGCTTGGCGTTCATGACGTCCGTGATCGGCGTCGAGGCCGCGAGGTTCCATGCGCCCGCGGCGAAAACTCCCTGGATGGGCCAGTTCGCGGCGACCATGGTAGCCTTCGACCACAGCCTTTCACGCTTCAGCAAGATGTTCTGCGTGACCAACTGGACGGCATCGCGCTCGGGGTCGAGGGGCGGATCTGAGTTGGCCCGCTCCTCATCCGCGATCTCTTTGCCCAACGCGTACTCACGGCAGTAGTACGTCGAATTCCAGTCGATGTGGTAGCCAGTCCGCTGCGCCTTTGCTCCCGGCGCGCGAGGCCGGACATTTCCTTCGGCCATGAACCAGTCTTTGCGGCAGTACCGGAGGATCACATCCGAGATCTTGTTTACCGGTACGATGGGGAAGACCTTACCCGCCACGAAGATGTCCTGGTCTCCGATGTAGAACTTCTCCGCGATATTCGTCAGCGGGATATTGACATGAACTTGGCTTGTGCTAGGTAGTGCTGGCATAGTTCATATCCCTCCTTATCCGAAGTCCACCCACTGTGCGTCCGCCTTCCACGGGTTGAGGGCCTCGACGTCGAGCGTAGCCTTCTCGGATCCCGTAGGAGTAGGCGACAGCACACCGGGTTCGTGAATTTGTCCGCCGATCCAGTCCTCCGCGACTGCAGCCACCGCGTGGCCGTTCACGTCGGATGCCCACGACGTAGCGCAGGCAATGGCCGCCGGAATGACGCAGAAGCTCTTGCCAACGCGCATTACCAGGGCCGGTTCCGTGATGTTCGGATCGTTCTGCAGGATGCCGCACATCTTCTCTCCGGCACCGCACAGCCCGATGAGTGGGCCATTCCAACGGGCGGAAAAGCACACTATGTCAACGATGTGAAACTGGTTGGTCCTCAGGTCTTCATTTGCGATGAAGCTGTGGAGGACTTCCGCAAGTTCTGGCATTGGTTATCCTCCCTGTCCCAGAGCTTCGAGTCTGCTTCGCTTGGCGAGGTCGGGATGCTCCGCCCTCACCTTGATGATCGCCTCGGCGAGATCCGTCTTTCCGCTCGCGTCCTTCTCGACGCGCGCCTCGGCGAGCCTCATGATCTCGTCCTGCGCGGACTCGGGCCGATCCAGGCCCCGCCGCGGCGATCCGATGTCGGAACTCAGGTCGATTGCCTTGCCCAGTCCATCCGCCCAGCCAGCGAACTTCTCGCGCTGGTCTTTGGTAAGTCCAGCCACAAATGCCACCTGGTCCTCACTGGACATGCTGGGGAGTTGCATCTTCTCGACGAGGGCCTTGACCTCGACCAGGTCAGCCTTCGCAACCATCTCGGCCTGGAACTTCTTGAGGTCGCCGATTTCGGCATCGCGCTTCGCGAGTTCGGCCTTGTGCGCTTCGCGCTCGGCCTTGAGCACCTTCTCGACTTCCGCCGGTATGTCGGGTTTGACCTCCGGCGTCTCGTCGGGCTTGGCCTCAGGCTCAGGCTTGGCTTCGTCCTCCGGCTTCTCGTCGGGCTTCGGGTCCTCGGTTATCGCTTTCACGATGTCCGCAAAGGCAGCACTCGATCCGAGCAGACGCAGCGCACCCTTTAGTGCATTGCGGTCCTTCTCGGACAGCTTGCCATCC